AAAAAAAAATCTATAAAATTAAAATGTAATTTATTCTCTATGAAATCCCAATAATTTTCAAAAGATACATATATACCTCGTCGCGATGTTATGTTATGTGTGTAATAGTTCCTATATATATCTCTCAACATGTTATATACATTTTCATCTATCTCTATATTTCTATAATTTAATCCACAATATATACGATGTGTATTATAACTACTATTACCACATCTAAATACCTTTGCTGTTTTATTAACTGATACATATATATCTTCTAAATTAAATTTAAATGTATATTCTTGTGTTCTTTTTGGACTTCTTCTTGGACTTCTTCTTGTACTTCTTCTTGGACTTCTTCTTATACTTCTTCTTGGACTTCTTCTTGGACTTCTTCTTGTACTTCTTCTTGGACTTCTTCTTGGACTTCTTCTTGTACTTCTTCTTGGACTTCTTCTTGGACTTCTTCTTGGACTTCTTCTTGTACTTCTTCTTGGACTTCTTTCTCTAACATTTATACTACCACCATTCCGTTTATCTTTTTTATCCTTTTTATCCTTTTTATCTTTTTTATCTTTTTTATCTTTTTTATCTTTTTTATCTTTTTTATCTTTACCTTCACATCCTTTTTTTTCCTCTTTTTTATTTTCTATCATTATAAAATATATATAAGATATTATAATTTTATTAATTTTATTTATATATAATAAATAAAATTAATAAAATTATAATATCTTATATATATTTTTATTACTTTTCATTTTTTATTTTCATCTTCATCTTCATCTTCATCTTCATCATCACTATCACCAACTATCATATCTTCAACATAATCATAAGCTTTCACTATTTTCTTTTTAAACATGCAAAATCTACTATTTTTATTCCATAAATAATCTAATATAAATATATATACTAATGTAAAACATAAAGTTATTAATATATTTCGAGTTGCAAGGAAAATAATACTTGATACAGTTAAAATTCTAAATAATGTTGTTTTAAATATTTTTTCATGATCTTTTGTTAAATCACTCAATACATATCTTCCTCCACAATTTATAAAAAATACACAAATTGCTGTTATTATTGGACTATTATTTAAACCAAACAATAATTCTTGTGCTAATAATGCCATATATATTATTTTCTATTTTATCTAATTATTTATATATGATATAAAAATAATATTAAAAAATGATTAATATTTTATTTTAATTATATACCAAAGAAATTCATAAATATTAGTTATAACTGATATTTAAGATTTTTTATATCTTTGTAAGGCATAAGGTGAAAAGCATATTCTCTATAAAAAAATACCTTCAAAGAAAATTAAGTTAATGAAACTTTGCAGTTGTGATGATGAACATTATGAACGTTGGTTAAAGCAAAAAAGCTTTTATTTTTGATACAAAGGTAAAAATGTGTATGTTGTCATTCAAAATTTGTAGTAGCTATTAAGAAAGATAAATTTATTTTAGATTCAAAGGTATACTAATCTTTAGTTGTTGAATAATGAAAAATATATACTTTTATTTTTAAATTAATGGAAAAATATTTTTTAATTTTATTTTACATCTTCATTTTTATTCCTAATTGTAAAATTTGTTCCATCACTAATATTAATAAAATACCAGATAATACATATAATAATAAATTCATATATTTATCCATAACTGTTTCATCAATATCTTCAGGTTCATCATTATTATTATTGTTGTTTTTATTATTATTTTTCTTTTTAGTTTTCTTAAAACTATTTGGCATAAATTCACTATTTACACCTGAATTTTGTGTCTTTAACATATCTGTTTCTGTTATATCTATTATACTTTGAGTTTTACGCATTTCTTCATCGTTTAATATATATTTCTTTAAATCAAAATCATCGGGCATATTCATATCACCTCCAAAATTAGAATATTCCGATATACCTGTACTTCCAATATTAAATCCTTCAATATCTTGTTGTTCTCTTGCTTTTTCTTTACAATTTAATGTTGCTTTATGTATATCTGTCATTGGAACATCCTTTGTTGTTATTACTTTATTTCTATTATTTATATCAGAACCTTCGTATTCACTGTATTTCCCTAATGCTTTTCCCTTTTTTGCTTTTGGTTTTGGTTGTCGTAATTTACATACTGCTTCTTGTTCTAGATTTAATAAACTTAAATTAGTAGCATCATTAGATTGAGTTGTTCCATATAATTCATCTAAAGAACTATATGATAATGCCATGTTATTAAATTATATTATGATATTTATTATAATTATATTTTTGTTATTTATTATATAATTATTATATTATTATAAAAAAATCTTTATTATTATTTTTATTTTTTTTTGATTTTTATTTGATTTTATTTATATGTTTATTTTATTTTTATTTATAAATATACCCAAGATGATACATTACGATCTATTGTTTTAAGTTCTTTATTAATATATTCTGGGAAAATTGATTTACCAGTTCTAACTTCATATCTACCATATTGATATGTAATTCCTGTATAATTATGTTCTTTACAATATTTTTGAGCACCTTCTAATGTATTCTCATGAGGTAAATTATTTGGATCATAATTTTCTGGATAAAATTTTATATAATATCCTTTAAATTCTTCTGAAAATTTAGTTTTGTTTTTTAATCTTGTTAAATTCAATTGTAAAAAAGAATTATCAATAGTTTTAACTAATAAATCATACCCCATCGCTTCTAAACGTGAATAAATTTGGATAGTATCATATGTACTTATTAAATAATTCGATTCAAATGAAATAAGAAATGGTAATTCATCATTTGTTTGTATATCATTTAAAAACTTATGAATAATTATCTTATCATGTCCTTCTGTATCTATTTTCAAATGGAAAATATTCTTTAAATCATATTCTTTATATATACTATATAATGGTTTTACTTGTATCTGTTCTTTAGTAATTATATCATCATAATTTAAACCTTTTTTCTTTATCTCCAAATTTACATATTTATGATTTGAATATAAAGAGTTTGAACCTTTTATATCATGATGAAACTCATATTTCTCAATATTTTCTGGTGTTATATAGTGTATAATTTCTTCTCCCTCTTTATCGCTTATTCCTATATTTATTTTTATACATCCCTCTTTATTTATTAAATTATCATAATAATATTTAATTGGCTCTATTGATATCCCCTTTAAATTATTATTTGATACTAATTCTGTATTAAAATCACATGAACCAACTTCTAAATAATCATAAAAAGGCATTATTATTTTATTTTATTTGAATTTAATTTGAATTTAATTTGAATTTAATTTGAATTTAATTTGAATTATTAACTTTCATAAAATATATATGATATACTTTTATATAAAAAAAAAATTTTGTGAATTTTTATATGATATACGTTTATATTTTGTTGATATTATTTATCTAAAATATAAAGAAAAAAATTATGTGTTCTAGTGCGGACTACTCACTGTGCATCGAGCAGCCGCCTCGTGCGTAATCAAGACAAAGAAGGATTCGACGAAATGAACGGCTGTATGCTCTTCATGTATTCTTTTGAGTCGAAACGAGGGTCGAACCAATAGACTTTATCATAATGTAGGAGCTCTGCGCGCATGTTCTCGAGAAACTTACGCGCGTTCTTTTCGTCGAAACCTTCTTTGTCTTGATTACGCACTATATATGCATAGTAATTCCAGTGCTCCTTCAAGCGCGCTATTTGCATTGGTGTCAATGCCTCTTTGCTGTCTTGTGTAGCCATCACTTTTTGTGTGGTGTGGCTCGTGTGTGCCAAAATGGCAACGGTAAATTATACATACATAATAAAAATCATTTTTTTTGTGTGGCCTTAAATAATAGAACCAATAATTCAATTAAAGATTAAAAATTTATTTTATTATAAATTAAAAGATAATATTAAATTTTGTTTTAGCTCCAAAAGAAAATAATTATCATATTATATTTATAATAAGTTTTATCTTGATTATTTATAGTTAGCATATACATATTGTTAGGTTACATTTTATAAATTTACCAGATAATTTACTATATATAACAAAAAGGTTTTTCTATGTCATTTGTTACAAATAATCTATAATTATCTAATTTTGTAAATTCTTTTGTCTTTAAATTTACATATATCAAATCATAAAATTTATTTGCTTTATATATATTCCATAAATTGGATGAATTAATTCTATTTCTATATTATATTTTTCTTTAATTTACAATACTGTTATATTAGACATATTTATTTATATATGATATATCTTTTATTCTTATACTATGTTTCATTTTTCCTATAAACTGAATATATAAATATATTCTTTATATAAAAATAAAATGTATGAAAATGGTATGTCTGACATACTTAATTTGCAAAAGCTAATCCACCCATTCCTGACATAATACGGAGAACGTTGTAGTTTGTGGCGTAAACACGAACGTTGTGGGTATCGTTTGTGCGAAGAGTGAGTTTAAGGTCTGCTACATCAATACGTGAGAAGTTGCAAGTTCCAGATGGTTGGTGTTCTTCTGGTTTAAGTGCGAATGAATATACGTTAATACCACGGTCACCTGGTACTTTAGTGTGGTGTTGCATTGGTTGTATAAGGTTGAAGTAATCACCAGTGCGAGATGCTGTGCGGTCGTGACCATTGAGTTGGAGTTTAGCTTCTGATACTGGGTTGATTGGGTATGTTGGTGATGTACCTGCTATACGGAGTGCCATATGGTTTGTACCTTGTGCTGCATCAGATGTGGTTGGGTAGAATTGGTAATCAAATTGTCCTACTGAAAGGTTGGTTACTGCTGATGTGATATCAGCACCAGAGTATGTAGTTTCAGTAACGTTATTTGCTGGTTGTGCAACCCATACAAGTTCTTTAACTGGGTGGTTGAAATGAAGTTTTACAGTTGCTGAAGTTGCTGAGAATGATTCTTGACCTGAGTATTGAACTTGTTCAATAAGATATTCATGAGATGTTTGTGCAAAACGACGACGTTCATCAGTGTCAAGGTAAATGTAATCAACCCAGAGAGAGCAAGATGAAAGGCTTAAATCAGCATCGTTGAAGAGAACACGAGTATCTACTGATTCATCATCGGCATCAGCTGTTAATGTAAGAGTACGAGAGTTTGAACCAATTTCCCAAGTTGCTGTTGAAGTTTCGCTTGTTGTTCCTGCAGTAGTTGTACCTGTAATTTGGAATGAAAACATACCAAGGTATTTACCACCGTTGAATTCAAAATTTACTTTAACTTCATGGTATTGGAGTGCGATAAGAGGTAGTGCAAGACCTGGGTTACGGCAAAACCAGAATTCAAGTGGAACATTGATTTCTTGTGCTGCAATTGAACCTGGTGTACCATCAGTTCCCATAAATTCATTGTCTGCGAAACCAGCGTATCCGAATTGTTCATAGCGTTTGTCTGCTGAACCATCGTCTTTCTTTGCAAGTTCACCATCACCTACAAGTTTTGCGTATCCTGAGGCTTTTGATTCTGGGAGTGAAAGTTCGTTCCAGATGTTCATCCAGTCACCGTATTGTTTATCAATACGTTGTCCACCAATTTCAAGTTCTACATCCTTGATAAGTGCAAGACCAAATCTGCGTGCAAAGTGGATTGATGCGTTCTTTGCGGCTACTGCTGCTGCTGTATCTGCGAGAGTTGTAGTTACTGCTGGGATTACTACACGGAGCCACATCTTGTGAATAAGATCACCATTACGTGAAATGGTTGCGCTGAATTTCTTGCCAACATTTGCTGCACCATTGAAAGTTTGTTCAATTGCTTCCATTGCGAAGTTAGTATGACGACGGTATACTACCTTGAAGAATGTGATTTGTGGGTTACCTGTGAGATATACATCTTGAGCCCCGTATGCTACTAATTGCATAAGACCTCCTCCCATTTTTAAGAGCTTTTAAAAATATTATAAAAAAACTATATTTTTTTATTATATATTTAGAAAAAAAATATTTATTTTTTTTATATACTTTATTACACCTTTTTTATTTTTAAATGCATACTTACATCTTTAAAAAAATAGAAAATAATGTAATAACTATGAGAATAATGTTTTTCTTACATATGTAGAGATGTCGTTTTCTTCGTAAGTCATTATCAGTAATAGAAGTACTTAAATGAACCATATAATTTATAAATGCCTAATTTTTTGCTTTCAGAGCCAAGACATTTAAAATGGTTGATAAAATATTTTTATCATTAACATTTTTTTCTTTCTATTATGTAATTATATATAATATATCTTTATATAGTTTTATTTATCAATTAAATTTTATATTCGGCATTTAAAATTGGAAAAGGTGTAATATTATTTATTATAAATAATATATTTGTGAAAAATTAATTATATTTATTATATTTTTATTGTATTATTATTCAAATGACAAAATGGATCATTTGATATTTCATTATTATTTTCATTAATCCAATAACTACGACATAAAGGACAATTCTTATTTCGTGCTAACCACATTCTAATACAATCTGTATGATATGGTTTTTTACATTGACTCAAACATATTTTAACACTATTTTCATTTATATGCTCATAATCAAAATCATCATAACATATACTACAATATTCTTCTTCTTTGCAAATATTAATTAATTCATTATTAATATCATTAGTTTTATTATCATCATTATTTATTACATCTTTATCCTCTAATACCTTTTTAATACGGATATTTATACGTTCTTTTACTGATATAAAATTATCACAAATTGTTGTTAAATGTTCGTATCCTAAATTATTACATACACGGTTTATTATAAAATACAAATGCTTACATAAATTATCTTGCTTATGTTGTCGCATTTTATAATCCATACAATTACATTGGGCTTTTGTATTTGATACCTTTAGCTTATAATAACGATCCTTATCAATATTAGAATAATTATATACTGTAGAATTTTTTACTTCAAAATTCCATTCATCATTCTTACTGTCATATATACTTGACATTAAAAATATTTTCTCCGTATTACCTTTTATTTTTCTTTTGCTATTCATTATTACAAAAAATATACAATAAATATACAAAAAAATAATTTATTTATTACTATATATTCTTTTTTATATAATTATATTAATTTATATTTATATCATTTTTTTGTCTTTTTTATTTTTATTTTAATTTATTTTTAATATATATATAAAATAATTTTTATTATATGTAATTAAATATTAAATTATTTTAATTAGTTTATTTATGTATTATAAATAATTTAAAAGATGTTATCATATAATGAACCCATAAATATAACTAAAAATTTTCAAAATAAAAGAAAATTACAATATCAAAAAAAAAATATTACATTGGATGCTTTCCATAAAGAACAAATTAAATCTTTTATGAATAATGAATTTGATAAAATACAATTTCATAATAATCATAATTTTAAATTTATGAATCTTAACAAAAAATTTTTAATTAATATTAATAAAAATAAAGGACAACAAAATTTACATAAAATAAATCAACAATCCAATAATACTACAAAAAATAAAAATGATGTTATTAATAAAATTAAAAATGAAGAAATTAACTATTTTATGAACTTAAGTAAAATCTTATTTGACTATTATAATATTGATAAAAAAATAAATAATATGTATAATAAAACAAATAAAAACAATAGAAATAATCAAAATAATAAGTCTGGAAATTTTAATAATTTATCTAATAATAATATAATTAATAATAATAGTGTTGATATTTTAGATATTTTTAATCAAGCACAACAATCTAATAATTCAAATCAAATTAAAAATTTTAATAATGATAACAATTTGTTTGAAAATATAGATTATACTCAAAATAAATCAGATTTATATGAACAATATCTTTCAATATATGATAAATATTATATTAATAAAGAAATATCTTATGTTAATTATTGTCATAGTTGTAATTCAACTAATATTGTAATTAATGAAAATGCAATATCATATTGTGATAATTGTTCTTGTATTATAAATATTACCATTGATACAGATAAACCTTCATATAAAGAACCACAAAAAGAAATTTCTTATCTTAATTATAAACGCAAAAATCATTTTAATGAATGTTTAAACCAAATTCAAGGAAAAGAAATTACAGATATTCCGCAAAAAGTTTTTGATTTAATATATATTGAATTGCGTAAGTTAAAAATTATGGATTCTAATAATAATTTAATTGGTTGTACAACTATTAAATATGAAATTTTACGAGAAATTCTAAAAAAAATTAAGTTAAATAAATATTATGAACATATTGCTTATATTCATTATCGTATTACAGGTATATCATCTAGTTTAATTCCTAATGATTTAATTGAAAAACTTAAAAATATGTTTGAACTTATACAAAACCCGTTTTATAAATATTGTCCTAATACTCGTAAAAGTTTTTTATCATATTCTTATTGTATTCATAAAATGTTTCAAATATTAGGAGAAACTGAATATATTAAATATTTTCCATTATTGAAAAATAGAGAAAAATTATATTTACATGAAAAAATTTGGAAAAAAATTTGCAATGATTTAGGTTGGACTTTTATACCTTCTATGTAATGGGATAAGAATGTAATAGCTGAGTGTATATATAAATTATTTTTGATTTATTTTAATTATCTTTCTTATTTTTTTCAATTGATTTTTATAATAATCATCTTCTAAATTATTTTGGAAGTTTTTCCTGAAAATATTTTTTAAATTTAAATTTACATAAAAATTCATTACATTTCCTATACATATTATATCTTTAATATTATCTATATCTTTAATAGAAGTACTTCTATTATTTCTTGGTGTTGGTTCATCTTCCGTTTCTAAAAACATTCCAATATTTGTACCTATATGATTCCAATATGTATTACCGTATTGTGAATATGATGAACTTCTTGGAGTCCTTGTTCCATCTTGATGTAAGGAACCACCTTGCATATTAAGTAAATTATACTCAACTTTATTTAATAGATTATTTTTATTTATGCGAAAATCTTGTTTATTATTTAATTGTGAATTCATAAATTTAATTGAATAATCGTGCCAAATATTATATTTATACTGAAAATAATTTTTTTTAATATATTGATTTGATTTAAAATTATTATTTATATCATCTTCTATATGTTTATTAACTTCTTGTATATTGATAAATTGCGTTTCATTAATATTAATATATGATGGATGATAAATTTCTTCTATATTTTCATATTCATTTTGCATTTCATTATTATAATAAGTAATATTACTTATTTGGTCATTATAATCATAATCATAATCATAATCCATTTTATATTTTTATAAAAATTTTTATTAAACTTATGTATGTATATATATATTTTATATTATATAGATTATATATAGTTATATATAAATATATAACTTATATTTATATCAATTATTTTATTACTTTATTATTTTTTATTTATATTTATTAAAATTCTTCAGCTACACTTTCAAAAGCATATGACCCAGCACTCCATATAAAAGATATAAAAAAATATTTTAAAAATGGTAATAATCCAATAAATATTAAAACTAATCCTAAATATTGCATTGGTTGTAATTCTTTAAATAATTTTGTATCTTCCTTATTATATGTTGTTAATAAATAATATCCTATACCGCAAAAAAATAAAGCAAATAATGCTACAATTATCATTAATAAAATATGTCCTAACGCAAATCCAGCTGCTATTGTTGCTGTTGATTTTACTGTATTGGTAAAAGATGGTGATTTTATTTTTTTTCTTTTTAATACCATAATAATGTAAAGTTATTTTTAATTTATTTTTAAATTTATTTTTTAATTTATTTTTATTCTTATTTTAGATAATATTTTGAATTTATATAAAAATATTATTTATATAAAATATTAACTGATATTATTATATAAACTAAATTAAGATATGCTATAATATGATATATAAAAATATTATATTATCTGCTGGAGCTTTATCTTGTTTTGCACATGTCGGGATTTATAGATATTTATATGAAAAAAAATTACTTAATAATTTAGAAAATGTTATTGGAACTTCAGGTGGCTCAATCGCAGCATTAATATTTGTATTACAACCATCTTATTTAGATATTAAAAAAATGATTTATTTACTTTTAAAATATAGTAAATTAAAAGAAGAATTTAATATTAATTTAACTAATTTATATGATTTAATGTATAATTTTGGTTTAGTTAATTCTAATTTTTTATATAAAATTACAAATATTATATTTAAATATCATAAAATTAATCCTAATATTACATTTGCTGAATTATATAATAAATATCCTATTAATTTAATGATTACGGGTTCTAATTTAACAAAACAAAAACCTGAAATATTTTCTTATAAATATACTCCACATATGACAATTAAAAAAGCTTTATCAATTTCTTGTTCTATACCAGTTTTATGTAAGCCTGTTATATATAATAATAATCTTTATAATGATGGTGGTATATTTAATTATTTTCCATATAATGTAATAATTAATGAAGATAGTATTAAAAAAAATCCTAATATTGTTAATGAAACTTTAGCTATCTCTATTATTTTACATGACTTTAAAATTAATAGTATTAAACAATATATTTTATATCTTCTATTTTTAGTTTCTAATAACAATATATACAATAATCAACATTATAAAAAATATGATAATATCATATATTATTATGAAAAATTAAATTTATTTGATTATCTCAATTTTGATATTAGTTTGTATTATAAATTTATTGATATTATAGATAAATCTTATCAATACACTATTGATAAATATGAACAGTATTAAAATTATTAAAATTATTAAAATTATTAAAATTATTAGCTGTTATTATTATAATAATATAATATTTTTGTATTGTCTATAAAAAATGATTTCTTATTTAAAATTTTAATATACTCTTAACATATAAAAGTACTAAATTATTATTAAATTTATTTATATTATTTCTTTAAATGTCTTTAAATATGATGAAATTTAATATAATTGCTTGTACTGATTCTAACTTAGTTATTGGTAAAAATGGCGATTTACTATATAAAATTTCAGATGATTTAAAGTATTTCAAGAAAATGACTTTAGGGCATATTCTTATTATGGGACATAATACATTTAAATCTCTACCTAAACCAGTTCGTCCATTACCAAATAGACTTAATCTTGTTATTTCACATAATACAGATGTTTATAATGAAGATATTACTTGTAATGGTGAGGAATGTTATGGATATATTATTAATTCACAAAAATATATTTTGAATTATTTAGAAAAAATTTATGATAATATTACTTATTATAATAAAAAAATATTTATTATTGGTGGTGGACGTGTATATAATGATTTTATGAATTATGTATCAAATCATTATTATATTGATAAAATATATTTAACACAAGTTTTAAGTAAAGCAAAAAGTTCAGCAAAAGAATTAGCAAATAATGAAAATAATTTTGTATATTTTCCTAAAATTCCAGCTGATACTTTTACACTTACACAAAATTCAGAAATTATGTTTGATACAACTGAAAATGTCAAATATGTATTCTTAATATATACAAATCATACAAAAAATGAGAATATTAAAAGAAATGTTAATGAGTTACAATATTTAAATACACTTCGCTATATTTTAAATGAAGGATGTCTTCGTGCAAATAGAACTGGTATTGACACCATTTCTGTATTTGGAGGTCAAACACAATTTGATATTTCGGAATCTATTCCAATTATCACTACCAAATTTGTTCCAACAAAAGGTTGTATTGAAGAATTACTATGGTTTTTACGCGGTGATACAGATGCTAAAAATTTACAAAAAATTGGTGTAAAGATTTGGGATGGTAATTCATCACGAGAATTTTTAGATAAAGTAGGACTTTCTCATTATGAAGAAGGAGATGTTGGACCAATGTATAGCCATCAATGGAGACACGCAGGTGCTGAATATTATGGTTGTTCTAATCCAATTCCAGAAAATGAATATCAAGGTATTGACCAAATTGAAGAAACTTTACGATTACTTAAAGAAGATCCATTTAATAGACGTATTCTTATTAATGCTTGGAATGTAAACGATTTAGATAAAATGTGCATTACACCTTGTCATAATATGGTTCAATTTTACGTTGAACTTGATAAATATGGAAATAAACATTTATCATGTCATATGTATCAACGGAGTTGTGATATGTTTCTTGGAGAACCTTGGAATATTATGTCATATGCTATTCTTACATATATATTTGCAAAAAAAACTGGAATGAAACC